CCACGAAATAAAATCAATGCAAAAGATTTTGAAGTGCTTAGAGCTGAAAAAGCTAAAGGCAGAGGACAAGGTTTACAAGACGAGAAATTAAAACCAGGTAAAGTTACTAAAGCAGCACTTGGTGTATTAGCTGCAGGTTTAAGCGCAAAAAAAAGAATGGATGAGAAAAAAATGGCACCCGTTGGAATAGGTGGTATAGGAGCTAGTATGGCTAGACTCGATGCTATAAAAAAAATTTTAGGAAAAAATAAAGGTGGTGTTATGAAAGCTAACGAAGGCGGTATGGGTGAAGCTAAAGGTTACAAAAAATATTTAAAAGGATTAAAGAAAGCTGAGGGAGCACAATTTAGAGCTAAATTCAAAGCAAAAGAAATAGCTAAAGCTGGTGGTAAAGCAGCTTTGAGAGCAGCTAAAGCTTCTAGAATAGGTAAGATCGCAGCTGGTGTAGCAGCAGTAGGATTGGGAGCAAAAGAATTTTTAAAAAGAAAAATGGAAAAGAATAAAAACAAGCCACAGAAAAAAATGGGCGGTGGCATGATGATGCAAAGACCTATTAAAGCTGTAGGAGGTGCTGCCATATCAGCAATAGCTGCTGGGGCAGGAACAATAGGTGCTGCTGCTTTAAGAGCAAACAAAAAACTTGCTGAAAAAAAAGCCAAAGAGAAAAAAAAGAAAATGGAAAAGCCTAAAAAGAAAATGGGCGGTGGCATGATGCAAAGACCTATGGGATATTCAAAAGGTACGTCTGTAAAAGTTAAATGTAAACTTGGTAGAAATAAACCTACTAAAATGTACTAGGAGGGTCAATGGCCCTCAAAGATCTTTTCAAACGAGGTATATCTTCACTTTTAAAAAAACAAAAAAAGGATGTTGTTGATCCTAGCGCAGTTCAACGTGTTCAAAATCAACCACAACAAGTTCTACCACAAGAAACTAAAGGTACTGCCTTACAGACTGTAAGAAAAGATTTAGCCATTCAACAATACCCAACTCCACCAAGAACAGGTGCCTTACAAATGGGTACACCTCCAACTCAAAATTTAATGTTTGGTAGTGCGTTGTACGACCGTATAGCACAAAAAGGCCCAGGCACATTCACAGCTGATGAATGGATGAAATTCTTAACAGATGTGAGAGAAAGAAATTTAAAAATATTTGGACAAAACTATAAAGAAAAAGTTTTGAATCCTGTCAAATTTAATTATGATAACACATCGGGGTATCTAGCTGGTAAACAAACTTCGGTTCCATTAGAAGAATTATTTGATTCTAATATAGCAGCTTTTTCACCTACAGGTGAATTAACAGGTGGTGTCTTGCATGCAGCTAAATTAGCAGGTGTCAAAGTGCCAGGTAAAGTTTTGACTGACTTAGTAAGACTTAACCCAGTAAATAGATTACAAGCTACAGAGTTTTCAAACTCGTTAACTGAACCAGTCAAAAAAAGATTATATCAAAAATTTAAAAACACTTTCGATAAAATAAATAATCAAGTAAACGATCCTGAGTTTTCGCAAGTTTTAAACCGTTACACAGATGCATTAGAGAGGGGAATACCTGCTAAACCAAACATTCCTATGTTAATGGGTAGATACCCACAGTTTAAAAAAGAGCTTCAACAATTAGACTTTGAATTTGATGATTTATCAAGAGTTAGAAAAAATTTAAAACCTCCAAGATATGAAAACGAAAGCGGTTATACTTTTGAAGGTGGTCAAAACTATAGAGAAACAGTTATATCTTTACCTGAAGAAATAGTTGGTAACAGACCAACAAAATATTTTGGACACTATAAAGATAAAGGTTTAGAAAATCCTATCATGCATATTAGATACGATACAAGATTTGCACCTAACGGTGATAAAATATTAATGATACACGAAATTCAATCAGACACTCAACAACAAATTGCTAAAGCATTAAGACAAAACAAAATATCAGGTTATGACGCATCCCTTAGAGTAAACCCATACCAAAAAGATACAGAAATTGCTTTCTTATTACAAGCTAGACAAAAACTCGGAGACAAAATTTTAGCAGGTAACATGGGTAGATTAGAAAGTGATCAAGCAGCAAGGGGTATAAAATCAATTGATAAAGTTTTAATCAACAAAGGTGCTGGGCAACCAGCAAGGATTGGATCGAATTATGGCGGTGCTGATGCAAACTTTTACCCTTTGTTAGATAGAAGTAGTTATAATAACTATGCTTTAAAATATTTATTAAATAAGGCAGCAAAAGAAAAATTTGATTATGTGGCTGTTATACCTACAAATTATGTAAGTAGAGGCGGTGGCAGTGGTAAAGCTTTAGGGACAATAGAAAATTATGGTTTTGCTAATGGTGGTAAAACTCCTACGGGAAAATCATTAGCAGTCATTCCAGCTGAAATGAAAAAACAAGCAAAGTTATTTGATACAAAGTCAGGAAAGATTAAATTTAGCTTATCTGATCCTAACAAACCATACAAAAAGGTGTCCACAAAAGATGTTGATATGGGAGGTAAAACATACAAAATAAAATACCATGAAGATGCTCAAGAATTTCAGCAACCAGACACAAGGTTTATTGGCAAATTTGATTTAAACTTGTATGGTGAGGCGTATGGTGTTAAAGTATCTCCATTAATGCTGCAAACCCAAAAATTATATAAAAAAGAAGGTGGCTTAGTACAATATGGCGGTTGAAAAAAATAACGAAATTACTGAGAAGGTAGAGGAAATAGTAGATGAAGTTTCTCCTGGCGTAGAAGACGTTAATGTTAGTGTAGAGGGAGAAGAACAAGTCGAAGAACAAGTTAATGATGACTTCAATGCTAATTTAGCTGAGGACATGGATGAAAGAACTCTCAAGCGTTTAGGCATGGAGTTAATCACTGAATACAGAAAAGATAAAGAATCTAGAAAAGAATGGGAAGAAGGTTACACAAAAGGTTTAGATCTTTTAGGTGTTAAATACAATGAGCAAACAAGACCTTTCAAAGGTGCATCAGGTGTCACCCATCCGTTGTTAAGTGAAAGTGCTACGACTTTCCAAGCTTCAGCATACAAAGAATTATTACCAAGTGACGGCCCAGTAAGAACACAAGTTCTAGGTATACGTACACCGAACACCGAACAACAAGCTGATCGTGTTCAAGAATATATGAATTATCTTCTTATGGAAAAGATGGAGGACTACACGACTGACATGGATCAGATGTTATATTACTTACCACTATCAGGATCTACATTTAAAAAAGTTTACTATGATGAATTCTTACAAAGACCTGTATCTAAATTTATACCTGCTGAAGATTTAGTTGTGCCTTACTATGCATCAGATTTAAAAGACGCAGGTAGAATTACACATGTCATAAAAATGACAGAGAATGAAGTAAATAAAAAAATGGCCGCTGAATTCTATAGAGATATAGATTTACCTAAACCTAATGTATCAGATACAGATCTTCAACAAAAAATTGATGAACTTGATGGAGTTAAACCAGGTTTTACAGATTATATTCACACAATACTTGAGATGCATGTTGATTTAAATTTAGATGATTATGAAAACTTTGATAATAGAACTAAAAAAGCAATAAAGATTCCATACATCGTAACTATAGACGAAAGCTCAGGAGAAGTTTTATCTATTTATAGAAATTACAGATTAGATGATACTAATTACACAAGAGTAGAAAACTTTGTGCATTATAAGTTTTTACCAGGATTAGGTTTTTATGGTTTTGGTTTAATACATACAATAGGTGGTCTATCAAGAGCAGCTACTGTTGCCCTAAGACAATTAATTGATGCAGGAACTTTGAAAAACTTACCTGCTGGATTTAAGTCTAGAGGTATTAGAGTGAGAGATGACGACCAACCAATACAACCTGGAGAGTTCAGAGATGTAGATGCACCAGGCGGAAACATACGAGATCAATTTTTTAATTTACCTTTTTCTGAACCAAGCACAACTTTATTCAATCTTTTAGGTTTTGTAGTGCAAGCGGGTCAAAAATTTGCTGCGATAACCGATACTGCAGTAGGTAATGACACGCAAAACAGAGCTGTGGGCACAACTATCGCCATGATGGAACGTGGTTCTAGGGTGATGAGTGGTGTTCATAAGCGATGTTACTACGCAATGAGATTAGAATTTAAAATTTTGGCAAGAATTTGTTCTGAATATTTACCACCAGAGTACCCATACGATGTTTATGGTGGTCCAAGACAAATTAAAGCTGCAGATTTTGATAAAAGAATAGATGTTTTACCTGTTGCTGACCCAAATATTATGTCTATGGCACAAAGAGTTACGTTAGCACAAACACAATTACAAATTGCTAGTTCAAATCCACAATTACACAACATTCACGAAGCATATAGAAGAGTTTATGAAGCTTTAGGAACAAAACAAATCGAAACTTTACTTAAACCACCGAAAAGACAACCTGAACCAATGGATCCTGCTAAAGAAAACGCAAGAGCATTACAAATGCAGCTACTTACTGCCTTTGAATTTCAAGATCATGATGCTCACATAGCTGCACACACAGCTTTTATGGAATCTAGAATGGTGCAAATTAATCCTTCTGTCTATGCGCTATTACAATCACATGTTTCAGACCATATTTCTTTCAAAGCAAGAAAAGAAGTTGGTGAACAGATGATGCAAGATCCAAATCTAGTCAGATTACAACAGGAAGACCCAAGATCTTTCCAAATTGCATTTGAT